TATCAATTATTTGTTGAGCTAATTGTGGTGTTAAATTATATTTATCCATTAACGCTTTTCTTTTATCTGCTATTCTTTTAGTAAAAAATTTTTGTCTGTAATCAGTTGGTGCACTTGTAACTCTATCCCAAAAAGGTTCTTTTTTAACTTCTTCTGGAATATCTTTTTCTGTTACTTTATAACCTGTAGGAGTAACACCACTTTCCATGTGTTGTTTTTCTGTTCTTCTGGCTCGTTCTAATGATGCTATATTTTCTCTTTCTTGCTTGTCACTACCACCCCCCATATATTCGCCTCCAGTCGTTGTATAACCACCTTTAATATCAAATGAATCATAGTTAGGAATTTCCATTGGTCCACGATGCGGTGTTCCTGGTTTTAAAGTTTGTAAAATTCCTTGTTCTTCAGGTGTAATATAAGCTAAGTTGACAGGATCTGAACCAGTTCTTGCTTGAAAAGTTCTAGGAACAGAAACATTTCCTCCATCTTCTCTGGCATAATTATTAAACTGATGTACTAAATCTCCTCCTTGATATCCCGCTCTACCACCCGTAGCCATACCTGATGTAGCTTGTTCACGAAATTGTTCAATCGTCATTGGTACAGCTTCTGGATGCATTTCTTGTAATTCAAATACATATTTATCGTATTCATCTTGTAACATAGGATCAACAGAAGCCATTCTCGTATCTCCTCCCATTAATGCTTCTACGTTAATTCCTTTTGCTGTAAGAGTTCGTATTAACCCTTGTAATTCTATTTTTTCTTCTTCTGATAAAGGTATATCTTCTCTAACTTTTTCAAGGAGTTCTAAAACACGGTTGTATTCTCCACCGGCAATTTGTTTTGGGGATTTAGGACCTTCATCACCTGAATAAGTAATGTCCAATGCTCCCGCGTCTAATGATGATATTCCTGTTCTATCTATAGCCATAATTTTTCTGTTAATTTTTTAAAGGCAGGAATTTAACCTGGGTTTATAATATTACTTGTTTTTTACAAGTAAAGCAAGCCTACGATGTAACGATCCTAGGTTTAATTTCGAGCGCAGACAATACGACGTGTAATCTATTAGCCGTTGCTGCGGTTACTTTTATAATTTCGCTCTCTGCGACAACGAGTGGTGCAGATAATAATTCTGATGTTCCACTGGCCGAGATTGCTTTAACGTTAAAAAGGCTGAAAACAGCGCTATCCGTATCGGTTATTGTAACTGTTATTGTATCCGCGTTCCCTGAATCTTCGGACACGAGGATTGATTTAATAACAGCGGTTGTAGCGCTAGGTACAGTGTACAAAGTCGTAGCACTGGTACTCGTTAAATCTACTTTTTTGTTTACAAATGTATTAGCCATTATGCTATAAAGAAGCTTTCCGCTTCCGCCTCGTCTTTTAAATCCTGTTGAAAGGATGTGTTTAATTTTTGTACTATACTATCAACGTCCCTAACAAATGATTGTTGTATCTGTTGATCGTATTTCTCTAGTGGTTGTGTTAATGATTGTACTATTCTAGCCACTGAATCCTCCGTATCTATAGAGATCTACAAGTCCACCTTTTTCAAAAGGACTTGATTCCCATCCAGAACTTGCTCTTGTTTCTGTCTTGCCATAATCTCTTGCTTCTCCTCGAGACACTCTTCTTCTAGCCTCTCTATTTGCCTGAGCAGTAACTTGAGCTTGTAGTGATGCTTGTTTTTCTGCCGCTGCATCTCTCGCTGCTTTTTGTTTAGCTGCCTCTGCTGCTTCGTGTTGTCGAATTTTTTGTTGCATATCTTGTTTTCTTTGATTCATTAATTGTTGTTGTTTGAATCTTTTAGCTGCTGTTTGTTGTTTATACCATTGTCCAGCGGCTCTTGTATCTTCAAAAGGATTGATACCGAAGCCAATTGCTTGTTTACCCGGAGTAGTTAATCCTGACCATGCAATTTCATTAAAAGCTTTTGGTGTGTAACTTAGATCTCCTTCATTGATTAATCCAAATTTTAAAGACTGACTTTTTCCTGGTATGTCAGTTGTCGTCCATCCACTACTGTATTTATCAGCTTGGTTTTTTAGGGCTGAATAGTATACACCCGGTCCTATTTCTCCCTTGTTAAAAGAATCTTTTAAAGATTTAATGTCAGCAGTTATTTTGTCTATAGGGATTCCTCGTGGTGCATACATAAGGTCATGCAAATAATTCCATTGTTCTTCTCCTGCACCGTAGCCTGATTCACTTTGTTTTTGCGCTTCAGTAAAACCTTTTTCTTTTCCTACTCCTGGTACATTTATTAATTCGTTCTTAGGTTTATATGGCCAACCCAAGTGGGCCATTTCATGACCAAAAACATTTGCAAATTCCAGTTTTTGAGCTGGAGTAGCAGTTCCTTCTAAAACTGGATTGACAAGGTCAGGTTGAAAAGCAGCTGAAGTTGGATTTCTTATACCATAAGCGGTTACATTTGCAGCACCACTGAGGCCACCTCCTTCCGTGCCTGCTAAGAATTTTGATATTGGAAGAGCCACATTTTGAATGAGTTGAGAACCAAACGAGGCTGGATCATATTGTCCTAAACCTTGGTTAAAAATTGGGCTATCTGCATAGGTAATGTTTGCTCGATTTACATCTCCTTCACTTTGAGCAGCAATATCTTGATACTGGTTAAATAAATTAGTTTTATATTCCTGTCCAGCTGCACCTGGAATAGTTTCTATTCCTCTTAATTGTGTATAAGGATCAATGATTGCCATTACCTTCTCCCATCCGGTTGTATATCTAATCTAAAAGTTCCAAGCTTCCAGTGTTGCCCGGTACTTGTATTGTCAACTTTTAAAGATATAGCACGAGCCCTGGCACGTGTGTCTATTTTATCTGTACTTGTAGTTGTAGTAAAAGGACCTAATGATGAACTCGCCTGTGAATCTGTTGGATAATTTTTTAAGTTTAATGTCACTCTTGCATCTCCAGTTTGTTGTAAAAAGTCTGGAAGCACTCTTCTAATTTTCATAATGTATTCACCATCTCCTCTAATATCTGCTCCACCTTGCTGTGTTCTTGATATATCAAAATCACCTGATTCTATACTTGCAGCAATAGCAGTACCCGCACCATCTTTAATTTGATTTACTCCTGTTTCATGTTCATAATAATAAGTAACACCATCCGTATTACCAACGGTTGTATCACTAGTTGCACTTGAGTCGTATTCTGTTGCATGTGGTTTTCCAAATATATGTGAATCAGACCATGTCGATCTTGCCAACGTGCTCGTAGTCCATACAGGTCTCTCTGGTGTTGAGTCCATATAATTATATGTAACCGATCTATTGTTAGATGCAGCACCACTTCCTGGATAGAACCAAGTCACTTCACCAAATAAATTATTCAGTCCTGCATAAATATGCTGTCTAGGAACTGTATTAATATCATCATAAACATAATCTTCAACTAAACATGCTAGTGAATCGAGTTTACCAGTGTATCTAAAGAAACCATTCTCTGACATCCAGTATGCAGAACCATCTACTTCAACAGCTGCATTCTTTCCAATCAGTCCACAGTTCGTTCCAACTTGTTGAAATGAAAATACGAAAGGAGCACCAACAAATCTCATAATAAATAAAGATGTATCGGTCCATACGTAAATTGCATCCCGACCTCTAATCGCTGCCACGATCCGTGTTCCGTCGGCCAGTCTTTGTGTACCAGCGGTATTGGTTGCTGAAGGTGCATACGATGTGCTAGCATTAATTGATTCCTGATCCGACCAACGTATGTACATATCGTCCTGTGTTGATGTCGTACCAATGGTTGTCTCTGTTCCAAAGAATACTAAGTGTCTATCGGGAGTGGATACTAAAGTCTGTATCGCTGCAGTTGGAGCATTGGCAACAATCGTTGCCCTTGTAGATGTTGCTCCCGTTGCATCGGAGTCCCATTCAAAAGTTGCACCATCAAAGATAGTTGCAATCAATTTATTTCCAAAATTGTCCAGAGACCATAGACCAGGGGCCGTTACAATATCTCCAGTTTGCGATGCACCCCACTTGGTATAGTCAGATGCATCGGTAACTGTTGCTCCATCACTATGTGATGCAGCAGTTGTATTATCCGATCCTCTTGTTAATCCTGATAAAGTTCCTGTTCCAGTAGCATTAGCTGTATAAGCAATTCGTTCACTGTCTATTAAAACTGTTCCTGAAGCAGGCATCGATGCAGAATTATCTAGAACAATACTTGTTGATGAAGAAGTTAATGCTCCATCTAGTGTGTCTGTAATTTCTCCAGCAACAG